GAATTATGGATTCTTAGTTCAGTTATCTGATTCAGATGAAGCTAATAATAACGTTCAAGGTTATATTAGATATTTTAGTCGCGAAACGCATACTATATATGTGCCTAAGTTAACGATGTATTGGGATAACAGTGCTTTTACGACGGGTTCGATGGCAGCGGCTGATTTAGAGTCATATTTGATTTATAGCAACGTTAAACCTACTTATAATGACACTGAGATTTCTAAAATAAGAATTTATGCACGTGATAGATATCCTAGAAAATCTCCTACTAATTTATTTCCTATAGAAACAATTAAGTATTTACCAACTACTACTTATTATTCAATCCTCGACGCAGCTACAGATGAAGTCATAATTCCATATGACAATATTTATACTAAAATAAGTTGCGATAGCACAAGTAATTATATTTACATTGATATGAATGGTTTTATGCCGGAACGCTACTACCGTTTACAATTAAAAATAGTAGATGGAATTACAGAGCAATATATCGACGATCAAATATATTTTAAAGTAGTTAGATAATGGCAAATAATAATTTAATCGGAGAAGATTCATATTACGAACAAAAAGGTATAACCGCAATATCAAATGATAATGCAGTAGTACCGCGTGATCAGTCCGGTAATGTTATTATATATCTTACTTCGTCATTGTTAATAGTTGAAGCTATTGAAAAAAATATATTAGCTGAATCAGTATTGCCAACCATAGACACTCAGTTTAATTATTTTAAATTTCCTGCTCGTACTACAATTGTAGATGAGTCATTGGATTTAGATTTAGATTTGGATTTAGAACTAAATTTACAACTTGAAGATGCTGCAACACAGATTGAAGCAGCTACGCCTTCAACCCCTACTCGATACAAACCTAGTTCGGATCAACAAGTAGTTAAAGGAACTAGTGAAACTGCTCAACCTATAGATTTATCAGTTGTTACAACGGGGCCTACTCAAGTTAATACAAATTCATTCACAATTGCACAAGATTTAATTGATTCAGGTAAATCCTTAAAACTTACAGGTGTTATAACTACACAATACAATTCTAATCGTAATTCTGAAGTTGGATTTACAATATCATATACAACGGCTGCAGGTGATACTAATTATTATTCAACACCGGGTGATGCGGGAATTTTATATCCAGGCGGCGTTAATGATAAGAATAAAGTTACAAAAGAAGGTATCTACGAAACCAATATTGATTTTATCATTTCTGCACAGGGTATTAATGCTTTAGATACTGGCGGCGAAATTTTTATAGCTGGATATGCAGAGGATCAACAAGAAAATAGAAATCATACAATATTAGCAAATAGTACATTTGTTAAATTTGAGGCAGTATAAAACAGATGTTAACACAATATAAAAATATCACACAAATTAATTCATCGAAGCAATCAGTCTCTGCAGAACGATTGACACCGACACAATTGAATTTGATTTCATATCCTACTGCACAACGCAGATATATTGCTGTTAATTCTATAACATCGAATGATGAAGATAATCGATTAGAATTACATGTATATTCAAATGCAGAATGGATATCTGGAAATCATAAAATACAACAATTAATAAAAATTCCAGAATATCGCGATACAATAACTAATCAACTTATTCCATTAAGAAATCCATTAGCATTAGATTTACGAAAAGAATTTGATGCTTTAAAAATTTCAGCTGGGTCTTTAAGAATTGCAGTTAACTTTTTTAAAAATTTAATAGGTAGTTACGAACAACAGTATTTATGTATCGATGAAATTTCATCCGATCGTACAGAAATACGTTTACGTGCCACAGATGCTGCAAATACAGCATATTTACAACAAATAACTAATTACATACAAACCGTTGATCAAACGGCTACTGAAGATATAAGAACTGTACAGGTTAGTTCTATAAAAACTTCTGAACTGATTTATACTGATATTAAAACTCCTAAGAGATTTAAAACGTATTTATTAAATTTTAGTAGAAATCAAACTTTTCAATTTGTTAATAGTGTAGTTGTTGGAAATTATGTTTATGTAAAACTTGCTAATCCATTGCCAAATGATTTTCAAGTTAATTTCAAATGTTGGATTGTTGAAGAATTAAAAAAACCATATATTGACAATGTTTCGTTTCAATTAGAAACATCGACTATACAATATAATAAATTAGCAAATCCAAATTGGCAAGCAACTGCTAATTATAATACATCAACCGATACTGGATTAAAAACGTGGACCGATTTATTAGGATCATCTACACAAACATCGCAACAACTAGTTGATGCATATTTTTCCGGGAGTTTATCAGGTGTTCAACTAAATATTGATTATTCTGATTTTAATAATTTTATTTTTTATAGTTCCGCTACAGAACGTTTAGAAAACTTTGTGTATAAACTTCAACTTTTAGAAACTTATACATCTCAAGGATTACAAGTATCTCAACTTTCTGGAAGTGTTGCAACTGCAAATCAACAAGAATATACTAATTTAAAAACTGCATTAATAGGTGGATTTGATAATTTTGAAAAATGGCTGTATTATGAGTCATCTTCGAAGTTAACAACATATAATATTCCTATAGAAAATCCTGTTATTGCATCAATGACTGGTAGTTATATTTCGCCAGCACCAAAAACAAATTCAACTATACCATATGCATTATATTCAGTAACAAGTTCACAATTTAATTCTTGGTATACTAACGTAAATGCATCAGCTTCATTGTATGATCAATTAAATTACAATGCACTTTATTATTCAGTGCCAGAATATATTCGTTTAGATCAAACAAATAGTAATTTAATTACATTTATTCATATGCTTGGTCATCATTATGATATATTCTATACGTATATTAATCATATGAATTTGATCAATAAACGTGAAGAAAATCCTAAATTAGGTATGCCGAATGAATTGTTATATTCTGTAGCAAAACAATTTGGATGGACTTTAACCAACGGTTCGCAGGACCACGATCTTTGGAAATATGTTTTAGGTACAACTGAAGCAGGAATACCGATGACTGGATCGAATAGCGTAGGAGATCCATCTGTTCCTAGTAAAGATATAACATATACAATTTGGCGAAGAATTGTTAACAACTTGCCATTACTATTAAAATCTAAAGGTACTAAACGAAGCATTCAAGCTTTGTTATCATGTTATGGAATTCCACAATCAATGATATCAATCAATGAATATGGAGGACCTAGAATTGATAGAGCACCAATCTATGAAAAATTAAATTTTGATTATGCATTAGATTTAAGTAGTAGTGCATCTGGAACTGTACAAGTTAATTATTCACAGTCGATTAATAGTGTAGAACTGCGTTTCCGAACAGCGGATGTTATTAGTAACCCATCTTTACCTAGCACAATGGAATTGTATACAATAGGTACGAATGTAGTAACAATTGATTTTAGTAGTGGTACTAAAGGATATATACAAATTAATGGTAACGACAGCGGAATCATTGAATTATTCAATGGCGATTGGATTTCTACCATACTTCGTAAAAATGGTACTAATTTAGATTTAATTGCTAAAAAATCTAAATATGGTAAAATTGTCGCAGCAGTATCTGCATCTACTACCGGATCATTCTCTGCATCAGGATCATTATTAATTGGAGGTTCATCGTATGCTAGCAGATTAGTAGGACAAGTTCAAGAATTAAGATTTTGGTCTTCGAGTTTACAAGATGCTGCATTTAACAATCACGTTAAAGCTCCTGCTGCTTATAATGGAAATGTAGATGCATATTCTGAATTGGTATTTAGATTGCCGTTATCTCAAAAAATAAATCATTCACAAACATCGAGTTTACAAGGAGTTCAACCAGTATCATCTAGTTTGTCTGCATCATTTGCAAGTTGGACATTAGCAACACCATATGATTCATTAGAAGAAACTTATTATTATGATTCAGTATCATTAGGTGCTGGGACATTTGATGATAATAAAATTCGTTTAGAAGAAAATGAACTAGTTGGTTCATTGGATGTTAAAACACGTGCTGAACGTAGTCAATTTGATAAAGCACCATTAGATAGCAAAAAATTAGGAGTGTATTTTTCACCACAAACAATGGTGGATGAAGACATTATTGCACAACTTGGTTTTGTTTCATTGGATGATTATATCGGAGATCCAGGTACAACTGATTCAAATTCATATCCACAATTAATACAAGCAGCCCAAACATATTGGAAAAAATATCAAAATCGAAATGATATCAATGCATATATTAGTATGTTTACTATGTTTGATTTGTCATTCTTTAAACAATTAGATCAATTACTGCCGGCACGAGTTAATAAATTAACTGGATTGTTAATTCAGCCAAATGTATTAGAACGAAGTAAAGATACTATATTACCAGGTATTCAAACATATGATTCTTCATATATGACAGTAATTGATGCTATATCACCTACAGCATCTGGAGAATATTCTGTTTATAATGCAAACTTAGATGGAAAAATTTTATCGATATCTGCAATGGATGACGATCAATGGCAAGGCTATCTAACAGCATCGAATGAACAAAAATATGATAGTGTACGTTATTCATATGATTATATTCTTCTTTCTGGAAGCGCTTGGATCACTGCATCATCTCCTTATTGGTTAAGTGATGCATTACAACCAATATATTTAGATGCAACATTATCTGCTACGAAATTTACATCAGGCTCAGCATTTATAACTGCATCGATGTGGTCGGGTTCATTTGCACGAGTACAAGATTATTTACCACACGGAATACGTAATCAAAGATATGCTGGTTCGAAACTGAATTCTCCAGGATTTAATATTAATTCAACGCAAACCATCGACGGCAAACCAGTTGTCGAATTTAGGTCTGCAAATCCAAATCAATTGATATATCAAAATTTAGATAATACAAATGGAAGTTTTGTATTAGTATAATTTTTATATCAACGATATTTATTAAAAACATAAAAGGAAACATATGGGTTATCTAGATAATTCGAGCGTTACGGTTGACGCAATTTTAACTTTAAAAGGCCGTGAATTATTAGCAAAAGGTGGAAATGCATTTAACATTACACAATTTGCTGTTGGAGACGACGAAGTGGATTATTCACTTTGGAATCCAGATCATCCATTAGGTACAGATTATTATGGTATTATTATTGAAAATATGCCGGTTGTAGAATCAATACCAGATGAAACTCAAGCTCTTCGTTATAAATT